AATTAATGATTTTAGTGAAATGATTTCCAGATTGTCATACACCTTAGGTGGTACACACATGGACGCAATCATTCACCATTGTGAACAAACTGGCATGGAGGTTGATGTTGCATCACTATTGGTCTCCAATGCCTTGAAGGCGAAAATTCGTGAAGAAGCACAAGAGTTAAACCTATTGAAGAAAAGTTCTAAATTGCCGATATGATTTTTTCGCTTGAAGAAGGTTCTGGATTTTCCGCCTTTGCTTTATATAATGCCATCAAACTTCATTTTANTACTGATAGCTACGATTATTTTAAGTATCACGGTAAGACCAACGTTACCAGAGATAACTTTGCCATCAGGAAAGATAAGTATACTTTCTATAAGTTATCCCGTAAATACAAACTGGAAGACTTAAAGAACTTTTATGTGGCTAACTTCCTCGTTACCGAATCCAACTGGATTGGTGAAATTGCCAATCTGGAAGGTGAAGAAGTCTATAAGCAATGGCAAAAAAGAAATCAGAGCTTGACTTATAGATTCGAACAAGATATAATAGGTCTTCTTAACGCAACACAAACACCAAATGAAATGTTGGTGGTAGAAGATGGTCAGTATCCGTTACTCTTAAAAGAGTTAACTTACAGTACCATAAATTTTGAAACGGTGTGTATATTAAATCACATTATGAATTTCTTGCCTATGTGGTCCAAAAAAATATCAGATGATGTTGTTTGGCCTTCATGGAAAAGAAGAATTGAAAAGTACACACCGTTCATTGAATTTGATAAAGATAAATTGAAATTAATTTTGAAAGAAAGTTTGAAAGAACATGCATAAACTAAAAATTTCTTGCATCTACCTGGACATGGATGGTGTAATATGCGACTTTGTTGCCCGTTACAAAAAACTATTCAATGAGAGTCCAGACCAAATTCGGGACAAAAAACAATTTAATCTGTTCAATCAATTCATTCATGGGCAAAACTTTGAAACACTTGAAATGATGCCACACGCTAGTGAATTACTGGAGTTTCTACGCAATTCACCAGTGCCGACAGAGATACTTTCATCAACTGCTCGTGCAGATTCACATGATAGTATTTCAAAACAAAAAGAGATTTGGTTGAACTCCCACGGAATTACATTCAAACGTAATTTTGTACCGGGTAAACAACTAAAGAAAGAATATGCCAAAGAGGACACCCTCATCATTGATGATACCGAAAGTGTCATTACTGATTGGCGTATAGCAGGTGGTCATGCAATCTGGCACAGGGACGTGCCTAACACCTTGGCAATGTTGAAGGCTATCCTTTGACAACGCCTAAATAATGTTATATAATGCATCATGTGGACAATCCGTTTATACACTATACTCCGTTAATACGAAAGGTAAATTATGGTAGATTTCTCTAAACTTAAAAAATCGTCTGGTAATTTGGACAAGCTAACCAAGGCGATTGAACAACTCAATGCATCAACTGAAGGTGCATCTGACAAAGAAAACTTCTGGCGACCAGAGGTTGACAAAGCAGGTAACGGCATGGCAACTATCCGTTTTCTTCCTGCATCTCCACAAGACGGTGATGATGGCCTTCCATGGGTCAAAATCTTCTCACATGGATTTCAAGGTCCTGGTGGTTGGCTTATTGACAACTGCTTGACAACCAAGAATCAGCAATGTCCCGTGTGTGAACACAATAGCCGTTTGTGGAATTCTGGTGTAGAAGCCAACAAAGAGATTGTACGCAAACAAAAGCGTAAACTCAATTACATTGCTAACGTGTACATCGTAAGTGATCCAAAGCATCCTGAGAACGAAGGGCAAGTTAAATTGTTCAAGTTCGGTAAGAAAATCTTTGATAAGATTACTGAGGCAATGAACCCTGCGTTTGAAGATGAAACAGCAATCAATCCGTTTGATATGTGGACTGGTGCTAACTTCAAATTGAAGATTCGTAAAGTTGAGGGCTATCAAAACTATGATAAGTCTGAATTCGAATCTGCGGCACCATTGTTGAGTGATGATGACGCACTTGAAAAGATTTGGAAGTCCCAAGCTTCATTATTGGAGTTGGTTGCTGACAAAGAATTCAAGCCATACGACACTTTGAAGACCCGCCTCGACAAAGTACTTGGTATCACAACCAGTATTGATGAAGATGGTGGTCCAAGAGCTCGTACAACCGTGGAACAAGCAAAGGCTGCACCTAAAAAGGCACCAGTTGATCTTGTTGGCACAGATGACGATGATATGGCATACTTTAGCAAGTTGGCCGAAGAAGATTAAACTCTTTTAATAAAAGTTTAGACCCCGCCTAGTGCGGGGTTTTTTGTTTATACTACCCGTGTTGAATTCATAATCATTCTTTGGAAAGTATCTTCCAGATTACGAACAGCGGGTAATGCTGATTTGCCTGTTGTTGTGGATTTATTGAGTGAGTTTAGATTGTTAACCACAGATTCTAGTGGTCCGGCAAAATCAGCCAATTTCATATCGGTATTCTGACCCATAACAGAAGCCAGTTGTTGGCCCATGTTTGGAACAGTCTCCGGTGTCGCCATAGATGCGGAGGGTGCAGACAAAGGCATAGTTCCACCACCACTCTCAGGTGTCATAGGAGTTGCTGTTGGTGCACCACCGGTTTCTCCGGCAGGTGAGGATGCAGGTGCTGGCGGTGTTTTGGATTGTTGAGTTTGCATACCAGCCATTGGTACCTGATACATTGCTTTTTCAGGATTTTCAGCCAACCAGTTTTTCAGGCCTTCTCTATCGGCACCTAATTCTTGTACCAATTCTTTATCCGTTAAATCAGACTTAACAAAATCCTCAACAGTTCTTCTTGGTACTTGTTTAAGTGCTTTTTGTTGTAATTGTGCAGCTGCTTGTCCTTCTGTAAGATTACCACCCTCAAGTTTACTTCTTACACTTAGAGCATAAGCATTGTTATCATATTCTTTTGCATAAGGGTCTTTATCTATCTTATCTTTTTCAATTGATGATAATGCAAATGGTGTTAATATGAGAGCAGCAATGCTTGAAGCAAGACCAAGTGGTCCACTCATAACTGTCATTAACCAACCACCAGCAGTTTTCAATATATCATATACCCTTTTCATATCAGCCAAATCACCTAATATGGATGATCCTTGTTCTTCAACTTTTTCGGCTGTTTGTACTGGCACCAAATCTTTTTTCAGTTGTTCTATTGTTTTTAATAAATCTTTGTGCCTTCTGTCGGCAGTTCTTTCAGATTCCATTAATTTTTCTTCAGCAAAATTATTCTGTTTTTGTCTGGCCACAATATCTTCTTCACGGTTCTGCTTCATAAAATCATAAATCTTATTCAACATTTCATCCATACCAGAAGAACCACCGCCGCCATCTTTTTCCAGTTTACCAATCTTAGTTGATGTTGAAACGGGTCTTGCACGGCCCGTGAAATATTCAATATCTTTTCTGGAACGACCTGTCATTTTACCAAGAATTGCAGGACCCAATCTGGATCCACCTGTCATAAACTTTGCAACGTTTAACGGATCAAATTTGGCTTTAAGTCTGGTAACTCTGGCTTTTGTTTTTAGACCAATAGCTTTACCAATTGATGCACCATATCCCTCACCAGAGATAAGTTGGTCAGCAATAACGGAACCAAGAGATTGATTCTTCAACCTCGCAGCCATCTGATATGACATTTTATTATCTGTAGCCATTTTATTGTTGTTGCTTTCTTACATGGGGTGGTCTATCATCAACCTTTTGTTCAGGTTTAACATTGTTTGTCTGGTTGTTTGTCGTAGTGGTATTGTTCGTTGTTTGAGCTGACTTATCTTTATTTAACTTTTCTTTGAGGTCTGCATTTTCTTTGGATGATTGGTCAACTTTGGTGCCATCGTTTGACAACATATCTAATGCCAATGCTTTTTCTTGAACAAATCTATCCTGTACACTCTTTCTTACTTTTTCTGAACTACTACCAAATTTTGTTCCTCTTATTTCATATACACTGTTTATTATATTTTTTGGATCGGCATTTATGCCACCATTATCTTGAATTGCTTTTTTAAATATTCCGTAAGCACCATTATTATGTTTTGCTGAACCTGGCCCATGCTGTACTACTGTGCTAAAAAAAACATCTTTTATAGCAGCAGATTGTTTTTCAACATCATAACCAGTTCCTTGTAATAATGTTTTTGCAGCAGGTTTAAATTGTGAGTCTTCAATAAAATCATGTTGTAATTTATCAAAATCTTTACCTTTTTCAGCCGATATTTTTTTCCATTCATCAACAAATGGTCCCTTATCTGAACCCGTATCAGCAGGACCCGCAGATTTCAATCTGGATACTATATCAGTTTCACCTTTAGCTTCTGCAAATTTTAAAAATGCAGCCATACTACCAACTTTAGCTGCTATTTGATAAGTACCATAACTAGTTCCACCAGTAGAATCCCAACCAACTACTGCGCCTGCGTTTTTTCTTCCACCCGTTTCAAATTTAGAACTTAATTTACCTAATTCTTGAGGAGTTTTAGTCGCTGTCGGTGGTGGTTTCACTTGAGCAGGCTTTGGTGCCGCAGGTGCAGCTTCCGCTTTTGGTGGTGGTTTGACCTCTGGCGGTTTAACCTGTTCCGCTTTTGGTGGTGGTTTGACCTCTGGCGGTTTAACCTGT